TAAATAATGAATTAAAGTTGCTAATGTGTGACAAACGAAAAGCGCTTTTAGATTCAGTAGAATTTGAAAGCCTAAAAGATATTGGGATAAACGATTGTGCTGACAATTTTGATATAATATATAACAATTATAATTTAACGCCAAAAGAAAAAATACATTGTAATTTAAGGTTAGCAGGCTATACGATAAAAGAAATTAGTAAACTATTAAAAATTTCTGCATCTGCAGTTTCGCAGCAAAATAAAAAAATTAAGCAAAAAATTAATATATTAACTTAATTTTTGCAAAATTTTTTATTATATTATAATAGGGGAGGCAAAATGAATAAATTATTACAAAAGTTATCAATTTGGTTATTTAGGAAAGCCCACGGGCTAACCAATAACAGAATTACTATAAAAAGAAAGGAGAATGCTAGTAATGGAAATACTAAAGGCGTCCGCAAAATCTAGCCCAAACAATTTGGCAGGGGCAATAGCGGGGGCAGTAAAAGAAAAAAGCAAAGTAGAAATTCAAGCTATTGGAGCAGGAGCATTAAACCAAGCTATAAAAGCAATAGCAATAGCAAGAGGTTATGTAGCACCAATGGGAATGGATTTAATATGTGCGCCTGCTTTTATAGGTGTAGAAGTAGGTGGCGAAGACAAAACAGGTTTAAAATTAATAGTAAAAGGAGTGTAAAGAAATGGCAAGTAATTTTTATGTATATAGACACATTAGCCCTAGCAATAAAGTTTATATAGGGATTACAAGTCAAACACCAAAAGAAAGATGGTTTAATGGTGAGGGTTATAACAAACAAAAATATTTTTATAGAGCTATACAAAAATATGGTTGGGGTAATTTTATCCACGAAATTTTATTTGAAAATTTAAGTAAAGAAGAGGCTTGTAAAAAAGAAATTGAATTAATAGCAAAATATAAAGCAAATAATCCTGAATTTGGTTATAATATTAGTTTAGGTGGAGAAAGTGGTAGTTTTGGATATAGACATACTCTAGATGCAAAAAGATTAATTGGAAAAGCTTCAAAAGGTAATCAATACGCAAAAGGATATAAACATACAGCCGAAACCAAAAATAAAATAAGTAAATCTATGAAAGGTAAGACTAAATCCAAAATAAGTATAGAAAAATGGAAATTAAGTCATCAGGGATTTCAACATTTGGAAATCACTAAGCAAAAGATAAGTAATGCTTTAAAAGGTAATTCAAATATGTCTGGAAAGCATCATACAGAGGAAACTAAAAAGAAAATAAGTCAAAAATGTAAAGGTAAATTTGTTTCAGACGAAACAAGAAAAAAATTAAGTATTGCTGCTAAAAAGCAATGGCAACAATATCATGAATTATGTAAAGGAGGAATTTAAAATGGCAAGGTTTTCATACGAGGAAAGTGAATTTTATGGAGCACCAAAATCAAATTATTTTAGTTTAAAGGATGATGGTGATACTGCAAAGATAAGATTTTTAATTAATGATTTAAGGGATTTACAAGGTGTATCAGTACACGAAGTACAAGTTGGAGATAATAAAAGAATTGATGTAGAATGTTTGAGGGCTTATAATGAGCCTGTAGATAAATGCCCATTGTGTGCGAATAATTATCCAACAAATGCAAAGTTATTTATACCTGTATATGATGAAGGCAGCAAAGAAAGTAAAATATGGACAAGGGGCAGAACATTTTTTAATAAAATGTCTAGCTTATGTGCAAGATATAACCCATTAGTTTCAACTTTGTTTGAGGTTGAAAGACGTGGTAAAAAGGGAGATAAGGGGACTACTTATGAAACTTATGTAGTAAAAACAGATGAATCTAGGATTGAAGATTTTCCTGAAATAAATGCCGATGGTACTGCATTTCAAGTTAAAACTGCAAGGGAAATGGAATACTATTTAGATACAGGCAGTTTTCCTGAAAAAAATACAAAAGCAGAAGAACCAATTGAAAGGCGTGGTGCTAATAGAGATGAAGTTGCACCAAGAAGAACAAGTAGGGAAATGCCAGTTAGACGTAGACCTGCCACATATTCTGAGGAGGACAACTTTTAATGGATTTATTTAGCATACCAGGCATTCCTGCTACTAGAGAGCAAGATAAAAAAATATTAAGCAAAACCACTAAAAAACCATCAAAAGTTGTAGCAAAAGCAGGGATGAGTTTGCAAGAAAGAATAAGCAGAATAAAAAGTTTAGTAGCAGAACATTTGGGGGAATATAAGGAAAGGTATGATTGTATAAGAGATGCAGAGGAATTAAATGATTATATAACAGATTGTATTATAAATGGGGAAGTAGCAATAGATACGGAAACAACAGGATTAAACCCAATGCTAGATGATATAGTTGGGTTTTCCTTATACACCCCAAATAAAAAAGCGGTGTATATACCTATAAACCATATAGATTATATGACTAATGCAAAAGTTAGCAACCAATTAAATAAAGAATTTTGCAGGCAACAACTACAAAGATTAAAAGATAATGCAGTAAAACTAATAATGTTTAATGCAAAATTTGATATAAGAGTTTTAAGGCATCAAATAGGGGTATATTTAGAAGCTTATTGGGATGGATATATTGCACAAAAGTTATTAAATGAAAATGAACCCGAAAATGGTTTAAAAGCATTGCATAAAAAATACATATTAAAAAATGAAAAAGATGCGTTTGCATTTTCTGATTTATTTGAAAAAATTAAATTTAGTTTAATACCTATAAATAGTGGATATATTTATGCTGCAAGGGATGCAGAGGTGACCTATGAACTTTATAAATACCAAAAGCAGTTTTTGGACAAGAGCAGCCAAAAATGTATTGATAAAGATTTATTAGATGTGGTGGATGTTTATAGAAATATAGAAATGCCTTTAATTAATGTAGTAGCAGATATGGAAGATAATGGGATTAAAGTGGATTTAGATTATTTGCATAAATTATCAGAAAAATATAACAAACTTTTATTAGAAAAAGAAGCAGAATTTTATAAATTGTGTGATAAATATGCTAGCAAAATAGATGAGTATAGAATGAAGAACCCAAACAATAAATTAGGCAGTATGATTAATATAGCAAGTTCAACACAAATTGCCATATTGTTATATGATATATTAGGAGAAAGCCCTGTGCCAAGGCAACCAGTAAGGGGAACAGGTGAAGATGTTTTAAAAGCAATAAATAATGAATTTTGCAAAGTTATATTAGAATATAGAGAAGTGGCAAAACTCATTTCAACTTATATTGATAAAATGGAGAAAGTTATAAACCCAAATGATGGTAAGGTGCATTGTGTATTTAACCAATATGGGGCGGCAACGGGAAGATTTAGTAGCCAAGACCCAAATATGCAGAATATACCTTCACACAATAAAGATATACGAAAAATGTTTGTAGCAGATGATGGATATGTACTTATGTCAAGCGATTATAGTCAACAAGAACCAAAAGTAATGACTCAAATGTGTGGCGACCAAAAAATGTTGGATGCTTATAGAAAAGGCAGAGATTTATATGCAGAAATCGCTTCACTTGCATTTAATAAACCTTATGAAGATTGTTTAGAATTTTATTTAGATGAAAATGGTAAAAAAACAGATAAAACAAATAAGGAAGGTAAGGAAAGAAGAACACAAGCAAAAAGTATATTATTAGGAATATTATATGGAAGAGGCATAGCAAGTGTAGCAGAGCAACTAAAATGTAGTAAACAAAAAGCACAAGAAATTCAAAATAAAGTTTTTATAGGGTTTCCAGCAATTAAGAAATTTGATGAGGACAGTAAGGAAATGGCAAGAACACAAGGTTTTGTAACTACTTTATGGGGCAGAAAAAGAAGGCTGCCTAATATGAGATTGCCAAAATATGAATTTGATTTTAGTTTAAAAGCAGAACAAAATTTTGACCCATTATCATTTGATGAAACAAATGAAATTGATTACAGTATATACGACCCACTTATTGAAAAATACACACGATTAATGGATAGGGCTTATGGTAGGCAGGCAAAAGAACAAATAAAAGCAAAAGCCAAACAGGAAGGTATAATTATAAAGGATAATGGTGGTTATATAGCAGATGCAGAAAGGCAATGCGTAAATAGTAGAATA